GTGCCTGCCTACTTTACGGCGAAAGAACACCTTACGGTTGTCGCCGACGTAGAGCAATGGGCGAAGAACGACAAACCCTCGAACGTGAACCCCGTGGAAGCGGTTGCAAACTGGCTAGCAGGCAAGGGACCAGACCTCTCGCGTATCTCCATGATCCGCGAAGACAAGCCGCAATGAACCCGGATAGCCAGCTATAAATGTCAACAATCGTGACTTCTGCCTGGAATTGTCGGACACTCCCGGCGTGGCGAGCATTTCCTACATCCCTGCCCCGTTCCTTATCGGTGACGAAAAGAAGAGTGCGTCCTTCCCTGGCGACCGAAAAATCGCGAAACAACTCGACGAACTTCAGCGCATGTCAAAGACAGAGCGCGAGCAAAAGCAAGGGCCGAACAATGGCGAAGAAATGCGCCAACTGTATTCGCTAAATTACTACCCCTCCACTGCCGTTCCTTCCTTCCGTCCCCGCGTCATCCTCCCTGAAGCGCAGTTCCTCATGATGTGCGAAGCAACCGACCTCACGAACGACACGCCCAAGGTCTACATCTCGGTTGGCGGGAAGACGGACGAGGAGCGCGAGAAGGCATTTTCGGCAGCGTGGCGCTTGGGCATGTTCAACAACCGCATTTTCGAGGCGGTGTTCTGGTCACAATTCGTGAATCCGTCCTATATCAGCTTGGGATGGAATGCGGACGCGCGCAGCGGCAAAGGGATGGTGTGGATCGCCGCCGAGGACCCGGACGCCATCTACCCCGATCCCCATGCAAGGGATGACCGCACCTGGGCGTACGTCATCAAGGAGCGCTGGTTCTACATCGACGAGATTCGGCGCATGTTCCCGGAGAAGGGTCAGTACGTCAAGGTAGGCGGCGGCTACGACAACTTCGAAGAGAACGAGATGGAGGGATCGAGCTTTGATCTCTCGATGGAGCTTCCCCCTGGGCCGCTCCGCATGGACGCACCCGAAGGGTTTGAACACCAAAAAAACGGCCCTCGGGTGCGGCTCCGTTACGCCTGGATCAGGGACTATGCGCGGGATCGCGTGAAGGAGATCGCTGGGGAGCGCACGGCGCAGGGATTCGAACTCGTCGTGCAGCCGAAGTGGAACTGGAGATTCCCCAATGGACGATTCATCGTGGAGTGCAACGGAATTGTTCTGGCTGACGGTCCAAACTTTATCCCAAAGCTTCCTGAAGATGATTTTGGCACTTTTCCTTTTGTTGGCCTTTGGTCTATGCCTCATCTCGGTAGCCTGTATGGCCCTGCTCCAATCCGTTACGTCAAAAGCCCGCAGGACATCGCGGAACGGATGTACACCCAACTCATTGAAAACATGATCCGCACGAACAATGTGCAGTGCTGGATTCCGCGCGACGCGAACATTGACATCGATGCGTACGGCGGGCTTCCCGGAGAAGTCCAGGTCTACGACGGCGACAAGCCCCCGACGATGAGTTCGCCGCCGCAGATTCCGCAACACATGATGCAGATTCCCGAGCTTTTGCTCCAGAAGGTTGCACGGTACTCGGGCAGCACCGCCGAGCGGCAGGGGCAAGCGGGTGGGGGAAACATTTCACCGGAACTGTTTGACGCTGCGGTGTTTCAGGGTCAGACGTTCGTTCGGATGAAAGCCCGCCTCCTCGCTGAATCCTATCAGCGGCTTGCGCGCATGGTGTTTTACATGATGGCGCGGTTCAAACGCACGGAAGACGTGCTCATGCCGGAGCGGAAGAAGCAGAAATCCTGCTCCTGGCTGCCGATCCCGGACGGGGCGGAATGTGATTTGGAATTGGACGCGGTGACGCTCCAGGCGATGTCGTCGTCCATGATGAAGAACATCGTCATGGCACTCTCGAAAACAGGCGCTCTACCCCCGAAATTTATTTTCGAGACTATGGGATTGCCACAGGCAGAACAACTTGCTGAAGATGCGCAGCGCGCCCAGGAGCTTGCCGCTGTCGCCCGCCTTCGCCGCCCTCGCTAGACCAATGAGAACTCAAGAACAACGCGACAAGCACGCCGCATATATGCGGGAATACAGCAAGCTTCCTGATGCGCACCGGAAAAAGCTCCTTCGGGATCGAGCGTATCGCGCGGCAAATCTGGAACGAATCCAGGAATACGACAGGAAACGCGCCCACCTACGGGAGCGAAAAGCCTACAACTGGGCCTTTGGCAAACTACGAACACCGGCGCAACGGCAATCAAAACTAGACTATGATCGCGATTACCACGTAAAGCATCGGGAGCAGGCGCGTCAAAAGTTGGCGCGTCGCAAGGCGCAGTTTACGAAGGAGGAATGGAGCGAAATTCAGAGCCGGTACGGTCTCAAGCACCGTCACGGCCTAACCATCGAGCAATACGAAAAGCTCTTAGCTCACCAGGACCATAAGTGCGCGCTCTGCTTGGTCGAGCACGGCAGTGTAGGTGTGAACGGGAAGTTACATGTCGATCATAATCACCAAACAGGTCGGAATCGCGGCTTATTGTGCTTGCGTTGCAACGGTGCCCTGGAACGCGCCGAGAGTATCCCTGGATGGCTTGAGCGCGCGATCATTTATCTGCGAACGGTAGATGCTGCCAATGTTCTTGGTGTCGTAACCACATCGTTCAATCAAAGAGAAGGTGGTTCCCATCCCCGGAGGAAATCCACATGAACACATCCGGCGAATGGGTTCGCGTGGGCGATGCCGCTCGGTACTACCAAACCACGACGCAAACGATCCGAAATTGGTGCAAGGCGGGCACGCTCGTCCGTGTGGGCTGCCGCGTGATGCGCGATCCGAAGGGCCGCTGGCGCATTCTCCTACCTGAAAGAATCAACTAAAAAACGCAAAGAGCGCAAACGAGGGTCTTCCATAAGTCTCTCGTCACGTTCAGTGTCAGTGCGTGCAACATCGATTTGAACTGGTTCACCTCGAAGAGACCACCCTGCCCGACTGCCCATCCGTCCCGCTCTACCTCGTTCGTTTTGCCGTGGACGGCAAGCTGACGCCGTATTTCTGGTCGTCGAAAAAAGACCGCGTGGAGATGGGTGAGGAGTTGTGGTTCGAGAACCTGCGGCTCGAAGCCGAGGCTGCCGTGCATGAAGCGGCAAGAGTGAACTGAGGAGAGTTTATGGCGCGACGCAAAGGACGCGGCTCCATGAATACGAAGATGGCCGGACACCGCCACGGTATGCGCAAGGCGGGACGGTACTAGCTTCGTAAATTTATCCGGGGGTCTCTCTCCGCTCTGCGGAGATGCCCGGACCAAAGAGAGGAGACACAACTATGGCGCGACGGCGCGGTCGTCATTCCAAGCGCAAGTAGCAATACGAGCGCATCAGGGCGGGGCAAGTGGGTTGTCCCGCCTTCTTTTTAGGAGACACGAAACATGCCCAATCCAAACGGACGTAACAACCAGATTGACGTAGAGCAGATCGAGCGAAATATCCGCACGACCGAGGACGACCAACTCGATTCTCCGTTTAACGAGGAAATCATGGCCGGGGACGCGGACTACGGCGAGGTGTTGTTCAACACGATGCCCGAGGATCGCGTCGGATTCATGACCAACGGGCACAACCGGAAGTAAGGGAGGCCGACAGTGGCAAAGGGAAATCATTTTGACGTTTTCGATTCGCCGTACGAGACGCAGCCGCCCAAGGGCGCTGCGGAAGGACCCATCGATTACGGCGGGGCAGCGGAAGTGGCGGACGACAGTCGCACGGACCCGATGGGCGTTCTGCCCGTTGCTGCGAAGCCGCGCAACATCGGTCCTTCTTCGAAGGAATAACCCTTGAATGGCGACTCCTCCAAATCCGCTCGCAGCGCAGGCCGGAGCCGGTGGTGCCCCTCCGGGTGCAGGGATGCTCTCGACCATCCTCGGGGCGCTTTCGAATCGTTCCGCGACGAATCCCGGACAGGATTTTTCTCAACAGTCGGCAGCGTTACAAGGTGCCGACCCTTCGATGGTTCTCCGGCAGCTCGAACAGGTGAACCAAATCCTCGGGGTTTTGTTCGTGAAGACGTTCCAGACGCTGCCAAACGTGGCGAATCAGATCAGCGCCACGATGAAACAACTTTCGCGGGCCATTAAAGAAGGGCAGCAAGCCTCTTCTGTCACGGAAGCGGTCAGTTCGAACGAGCAGGGATCGAACGAGGGGCCAATCAACTTCAGCCCCGTCACGCAAGGCGCAGTTCCCGGAGCCGACCGGGGCGCAACAACTTAAAGGGAGAAAACTAATTTATGAGTGTGGACGCTCTCAAGAAGTTCCTCGAAGACACGCAGGGGCACCCCGACAACACCTCGGTGAAGATCGGGGACACGGAAGTTCCCCTCGGGTCTCTTCGCGCGCTCAACGCCTCCGAACGGCAGACGCTTTCCGAGCGTATCAAGCAAGCCGAAGCCAAGGAAGAAGACCTCAACAAGCGGCAGCAATCGATTGTTGATCTCGCGCAGAAAGCGCAGGCGGCGTATCAGGCCGCTGAAGAAGCCAAAGCCAAGGCCACACAGCGCCAGCCCGACCCCTCCGCCGATCCCTTCGCCGATCCATGGCTCGCGCCGGTCAAGACCGCACTCACGGAACGTGACAAGAAGATCGACGAACTCAAGGCGCTTGCCACCAGCTTACAGGCGACGCTCGGCCAAGCCGCGACCGTGTTCATGAAGCGCGAATGGCAGCGCGAATACGACGGCCTGAACTTCGGCAAGCGCGAGAAGAAACCTACCCGCGACGACATCCTCAAGTACGCCCAGGAAAACAAGATCACGGACGGTGACGGAATGCCGAGCGTGCGTCTCGCCTGGGAAAAGATGTCGGAAGTGGATCGCCTCGAAGACGCCCGCAAGGAAGCCATGGAAAAGGGACGGGAAGAAGGGCGCATGGAAGCGATGGCGGCCCGGTTCACTGCTCCCGGCGTTTCGGGCGCGGGCCAAGGACCACAACCGACGAAGAAGGTTACGCCGGACACGGACGTTCTCGGGGATTTGTACGTGGACGCGCTCAAGGACCCTGAACTCAGAGCGCTGATCGAACAAACCGGAGTCGTTTAGAAAAAGGAGCCTTAAATGGCATTCACAGTTGGAACTGGAGTCAATCAACCTAGCGCGCTGCTCGTCAACACGCTGAACTCCATCGCGCAGAAGATGATTTTCCCGAAGATTGCGGACCTCGTATTCCAACCTTCGCCGACATTCAGTTTCCTCAACCAGTACGCGAAGAAATATAACGCCGGGGCGGAGATCGTGTATCCGCTCCTCACTACGAAGATCACCACGCGCGGCTCGTACTGGGGCGATCAGCTCTTGCCGACCTCGGCAATCGACGCGATCCAGCCCGCCGATCAAGTGTGGCGCGGCTATTTCCAGGCGACCACGCTGCCGGTCATGGACATTGTGATCGGGCGCGGCGGGCCGGTCGGTCTTGACCTCGTGAAGACCTACGTGCAGGCAGCCGCTGGCTCGATGCTCGACATGCTGGCCGAGGCGGTCGCGGGCAATGCGCCGTTCAACTCGGCGACGGACCTGGATTCGATCAACTCCTGGGTGCTCTCGACCACGAACACGATTGCCGGGATCAACCGCTCGACCAACACGTTCTGGCAGCCGCAAGCGAACAGCTCAATTGGCGGTCACTTGACCCCAGCGAAGCTCCTCGTTCCGTACTTCCAGGCTACGTACGGCTACGACGAACCAAACTTGTTGATTCTAAACAACGCGGACTTTGCGAACTTTGAGTCGGCGTTTACGCAAAACTCCAGCGCCGCCGCTTCGACGACTATTATTCGCGCGTCGGACAACTACGCCGACACGGCCCCGATCCAGACCTCGTTCCGCTACCACATGCGGTTCAAGAACGCGGTCGTACTCGCGGATCAGCATTTCCCCGCTGGGACAGGGTATCTGCTTAAC